AAGCACCAGACATCCCCAGAGCTGTATGAAGAAAAACTACCGCGAGGTATGATTAAAACTTTACAGGAGGAGGTGATGCCTGAAACTTTATTTATCACCAGTTGTGGCATGGTGTCTGGTGCTTCCCTTTCCATATTAGAAAAAATCAAGGACAAGACTGACATTACGGTTATGTATGTTGTTCCCAAAGTCGAGGAACTCGCAGGAGATAAAAAATTACAAAATAACCTGCTTTTCAACGTTTTTCAGCAATATGCGCGTTCAAATTTGCTTAAACGCGTTTATTTGCTTGACAATCAAAATATAACTGATATAATGGGACCAGTTCCAATAATGAAATATTGGGATACGTTAAACAACTTGATTGCTTATACATACCATATGATTAATGTGCTTGAACATACAAAGCCTATGCTTACAACCGTAACAAATCGTATTGATACAGCGCGCGTGAGCACGATTGGTCTATTGGATGTAGAAAACAATGAAGAAAAGATGTTCTTTTCTCTTGACATTCCTAGAGAAAAAAATTACTATTATGGAGTTCCAAAGAAACAATTGGAAGAAGATGAAAATTTAATGGAGATTATACAAAACAATGTAAAAAACACAAAAGAACATGATAAAATGAAAACAACTTATTCGGTTTATTCAACCGATTATGATAAGCTTTATGCCTACTGCGAGAAAAGCAGTACTTTAATACAAAAACTAGCGTCTTGAGAGATTTGTCAAGGCGACTTTAACCAAAATAAAACAAGGAGAAATAATTATTATGGCTATTGATATGAATAAAATGCGTGCGCGTCAAACAGCACTCAAAGACAAGGGTGGAGATAAAAACCAGTTCTGGAAGCCTCAAGAGGGCGAGCAGACTGTTCGTATTATCACTCCGTCTGATGGAGATCCTTTCAGGGATTTCTGGTTCCATTACGAAGTGGGCAACGAGAGGGGTTTCCTTTCACCCAAGCGTAATTTTGGAGAGGACTGTCCTCTTGATAGCTATGTGCGTGCCTTGTGGAAAGAGGGCTCAGAGGAGTCGAAGCGCATGGCTCGGAAGCTCGGCGCACGTCAGCGCTTTTTCACACCAGTGGTAGTGCGTGGTGAAGAGGACGCAGGCGTAAAAGTATGGGGTTTCGGTAAGCGCGCTTACGAGACGTTGCTTGGGCTCGTACTAAATCCAGAGTATGGGGATGTAACAGACCCAGAGACTGGAACAGACTTGGTTGTTACTTATACCAAGGCTGTTGGCGCGTCTTTCCCAGAGACGAAGATTACTGCTCGCCGTAAGTCTTCACCACTTCATAAGGATAGCGCAAAAGCTGCAGAACTTATGAGTAGTGTGCCTGATTTTGAGGAAGTCTTCTCATCTTCTCGTAAGACTGTGCAGGAGGTTCAGGATATTCTTGACGACTTCTTGAAGTCCGCAGACGAACCCACGTCGGAAGTTACTAACATTTCTGGCGGTTCACAGGTCGACAAGGCTTTTTCTGAACTTCTAGGTTAATTAGTTTCTGACCGCAGGGGGGCACGGGTTTACAGGTGCCCCATCTTTAATTAAAAAGGAGAAATAGTTAGTGCTTGTTAAAGCCGTTGAGTGTGGAGAATGCAAGAGTGTTGTATTTTCAAGAACAGAAGCTGATGTTAGAGAATGTATATGCGGAAGAGTAATAGTTTCAGGGGGCTTGCAATATTTCACTTATGAAACCCATCCCGGCACCCCCTCACAAGTAAAAAAGATAGAAGTCGGAGCAACTCCCACCATACTTTATAATGATTGGTATTCTTTAGCCGACCAGTATGGTCTTGTAGTTCCTACGGATACTGAAGGACACGAAAATAAAGCAGTCTACATTGCGTAAACAAAGGAGAAAATAGTGAGCGAAAAAATATATAAAAAGGGTGATGAAAACTTTTTAAAGAATATCAAAAAAATTGCTAGACGATTTAAAGGAAAGGGTGGTGGACCTGATAGCGAAACAGCAGTTAACGCCCACAAGCAAGATATTCAAGATGGATGGGTATGGTTTTGGTCCGATAATAGCGATATCACTAATTTAATTTCTAGAAGTACAGGATATATTTTAGAGGTTAAGGACCACGGGGAAACTGTAGGAATGAAAATGGACAAAAAAGGATTCCGCAGCTGTTGTCATGCCTTTAAGGTGTCCAACAAAGGAGCGGTAAGTGGTTAAAAGCATAAAATCGACCGGTCGATTATCAATTCAGCAAATGCGAAAGCTAATCAATAAGAAAGCAGGACAAGAAGTGGCTGTTGATTTAGCGGATGAGGCAAATCCAACAATCGTAAAACAATGGATTCCTACTGGTTCACGCTGGCTGGATAGCATTGTTTGTCGTGGAAAAATTGGCGGTGTGCCAGTTGGAAAGGTAACAGAAATTGCTGGGCTAGAAGCTAGTGGTAAATCTTATATGGCGGCTCAAATTGCCGGCAATGCCCAAAAGATGGGTATTGATGTTGTCTATTTTGACTCTGAGTCTTCACTGGACTTTACTTTCTTAGAGAAGGCAGGCTGTGACGCTTCGAAAATCCTTTATATTCAAGCAACCTCAGTAGAATTTGTTATGGAGACAATGGAAGAATTGCTAAAATCATCAGATAGTCAGTTTTTGTTTATCTGGGATAGCTTGGCTCTTACTCCCTCCATTTCAGATATAGAAGGTGATTTCAATCCACAGTCGTCAATGGCTGTAAAGCCAAGAATTCTAGCCAAGGCAATGTCAAAGTTAACCATTCCTTTAGCTAACAGCCGATCAGCGTTTTTAGTTCTAAATCAGCTAAAAACAAATATTACTCGTTCTCCCTCAGAAGTATTTACCACTCCATATGTAACTCCTGGCGGAAAAGCTATGATATATGCATATTCACTACGTATCTGGCTCACTCGCCCCAAGGCTAAGGCTTCTTTCGTGCTGGATGATCATGGATATCGCATTGGCAATACAGTCAAGGTTAAACTTGAAAAATCTCGTTTTGGCACGCAAGGTCGTCAATGCCAATTTCAGATTCTGTGGGGCGACACTGTAGGCATAGCAGATGAAGAAAGTTGGTTTGATGCCATCGCCGCCTCTGAACATCTTGAACGTTCAGGAGCTTGGTATACTCTTAAATATTCTGATGGTACTGGTGATAAGTTCCAAAGAATCAATTGGACAACTAAACTTGAAAATGAGAAGTTTAAAGCTCGCGTTTTAGAAATTATGGATGAAGAAGTTGTCCTTAGATTCAAAGAACGTACAGGAGATGCCTCACGATATTATGACGCAGAAGAGTAACTTGGTCTCTTTTTTGCAATTAATATAGTTAACCTCTTAATTCTTGACTTACTTATCCCAATAAATTACAATACCAGTATCATGGAGCCTGTACCTCAGCTAAAGTCTCTTTCTAAAAAGGAAAGAAAATATATTGAATTAGCCAAACGGGTTTCTTACCAATCTGATTATACCCATAGGCATGGAGCAGTACTAGTAAAGGGTGCTAGCATTGTTAATGTTTCTTGCAACAAAAACAAATTTAGCTCTTTTGCAAAGAGGTTTAAAAAGAACAATAAACACTTTGCCACAGTTCATGCTGAGTTGGGTTCTGTGTTAAACGTAGAAAGACGCAACACAGAGGGCGCAACAATATATGTTGTAAGAACCAACAATAATGATGAATTGCGCTTAAGTAAGCCATGTGATATGTGCGAAGAAGCGATGCGGTGGGTGGGAATAAAAAAAGTAATATACTCGACCAATAACGACACATTTAGGGAAATGAAATTATGAAAAAACAAGAAAGAGTAATGTTGATTGACGCGTTAAATCTCTTCTTAAGAGCTTATATTGTTAATCCAACAATAGCTAAAGACGGAAGCCCCATCGGAGGAACAGTAGGATTTCTAAAATCTTTACAAAAATTGACCCGCGAAATCAAGCCGACTAGGATTGTTATTTGTTGGGATGGTCGTGGAGGAAGTCGCAAGCGTAAGCAGCAAAACGCTAATTACAAGGCTGGGCGCTCTCCAGTGCGGCTTAATAGAAGCTTTAAAATACTTACAGAGGTTGAAGAAAAAGAGAATAAAATCGTTCAGATGTATAAGATAATGGAATATCTGAACAACTTTCCTACAATTCAGCTGGTGGCAGATGAAGTTGAAGCTGATGACATTATTTCATATGTATGTCGATATTCTCAATTTAAGGATTATGAAAAAGTAATCGTATCGAGTGATAAAGATTTCTATCAGCTTTTAGATGACACCACTGTGCTGCATAGACCCATACAACAAAAGTATTTAAATCGCAAGAACATCGTGGAGGAGCACGGCATTCATCCAAATAATTTTGCTTTGGCACGTGCAATGGCAGGAGACAAGTCAGACAATCTAAAAGGTGTCCCAGGAGTAGGGCTAAAGACCATAGCCAAGCGGTTTCCTTTCTTTGCGGATGAGGAAGATGTAACAATCAAATATTTAATTGAGTTTTGTAATCATCAAGAGAGTAATGTTAAGGCTTATGCAGCTATTTCTGACGATGAGCAACTAATTAAAGATAACTATAGTTTAATGCAATTGTATAGTCCAAGTTTGTCTATACAAACAAAACAAAGCATTGACTGGACTATAGAGGAATTTCAATATATG